GACGATCTCATCACCAGTTTGCAAAAGTGACAAGAGTCTTGCTTTGATTTGTAGTTGAGTTCCGAAAACTTCAAAATCTTGATTGTAGAATTGCACGATCCCATTCCAAGTGAGCTTGGTTCTTCCCTCATAGTTGGGAACGGATGACAGGGTGAGTGTGCCCGTTGATGCCTCACCACTGGTGAGCGTTTTATAAAAAACCTGTGTCTCAATTCCACCAGGCAGGCTGATGGCCGGCACAAGTGCTGACTCATAACCGTCTGAGATGGTGACAACCCTGAATGTCATTGCTCACGTCCTTTGCTTGCTAAAATTCTGAATGAGTAGGGAAAGGATGTGAAGTCAGCTGCCTGTCCTTCAACCTTGCCAACAACGCCTTGCCAGTCTTTGCACCACCCAACCCAGGATGACCCAAAGGTATACCCTGATGCGCTGAGTTCCAAAGTGTATTCACCCTGATAAATGATCAGCGGGGAACCGGACAATGACAAGTAAACATGAAAAAATTGTTGCGACCCACCAAACGCATTCCTGGCATCAGTTGATGTGAACTGCCACTGTCTGATTGTGGCGGCATCTTTCTTGAGTGCCATCGTAAATGTTCCCGCTGGCATGTTGTGAAAGTAAAGCCATGGTTTCACCGCCAAAAGCCTGATCGTGGTTTCAACCGTGAGAGGCTGGACCAATGTTGTGATCAGCTCCTCAACGGCGAGTCTGGTCATGTTGCCTCTGTGAAGTTCAGAGTGATGTTCCAGTAATTGCCAGGGACCAATTGCATGGTGGGCTGGTCTTCCATGTAGAACATTCCACCAAGGCGGTCAGGATCATTCAGGCCATCAATGCCATCAAAGTTGATGAACAGAGGAATGGTCACTGAGTTGTAGTCGATGAACTCAAGAACCTGATCGAACTCATCTTTGGTCATTGTGTTGATTGATGCGCTGAAACCTTTCTGAGTCACCACCTCATCAAAGAATCTTTGAAAGTATCGGTTGAGAGATTCAGCGGCGCGGTTGGTCTGGCGGTATGTGATCGGATAGGTGAAACAGTTGTCCACCATTTCAATCTTGGACCCAATGAAAACCTTGCTGAGTTCTACTGTGCCAGAGGCAATTGAAAGCGAGACACGCGCAAATCTGAATGTTTCAGTTGATGGCAGGATGGCTTTTGCTAGACCCTCATCAGCATTGATTGTCATGGCAACTGAGACAGGTGGCGAAACCCAAGAGTCTGATGTGTTGAGTTGAAACGTCGCTGATGTGAAACCAAACTCTCTGAGCTTTGCGTCAACAATCAAACAGCCGTCAACAGGGACCGGATCAAGAAAGTCAAAGACCACCACGAGTGTGTTCGTGGTTGATCTCACCACCTTAGTGCGCCGGTCATCCTTGAGGTTCGTAAGTGGGAACTGAGCGTCCACGTTTGACGCTGTGATGTTCGCAAGCTTGACCTGGTTGAAAGCATAGAATTGAACGCTCATGCTAATTTCATTCCTTGTCCAAGCTGATCGCGCACCGCCCGGAATACTTCACGGCCATCAATTGAAACAACGATAGGCTGTGCCTTGATTGTCTCAATCAGTTTGTCCATGTTGCCGCCAGAGCGCGAACCGCCATCATTGAGTTGTTTGAACATTGATTCTTGTTGATTTCTTGTGAGGATCATTTCACCTGAGTTGACGTTGACGCCAACCTTGTCACCTGTGAATGAACCACCGCCCACGATGCCACCAGTGGCAAACTTTTGAGAGGTGATGTTTCTGACAGCGGCAAAGCCTTGAGCGCCAGCAAGAGCGGCGGCGGCAAGACCGGCGGGAATGAATGGCTTGGTTGCCAATGCGTTCGTGATTGCCTGGTAAGTTGAAACCAATGCGTTTGCGATTGCCAGCGCCTGACCCTCTTTTGAGTTCTGCTTTGCCAGCAAGATACCAGCTTGCAAGAACTGTGATGTTGCTGTGAGGTTCTGGTTGAGTTGTGCGCGTCGCGCTTGCTCAAGTGCTTGCTCATCAGTGAGTTGTTTTTTCTTCAACGCAATTGATGTCTGTGCAGCAATCTTTGCCATGGTCTGTTCACGCTGAACTGAGTCAGTCATGAGTCTGGCTTTTGCCTCCTCGGCTTGCGCCTGGATCAACAGCTTTTGTGTCTCAACGTCTTGGAGCTTTTGAATCTCTTCAATGTTGAACTGGTCCTCTTGCAATACCCTTTGCGCCCTGAGTTCATCGTTCTGCAAAATGGCTTGCTGATTGATAGCATCAAGTTCAACTTGCAGATTGCGTCTAGCATCAAGCACCTGTTGGGCAACTTGATTTTCAGCATCAGGATCAAGACCCAGCTTTGATTTTACTTGTGGCGCTTGGACGGCCGACTCAGCGGCAAAGGCTGTGATCTCACCGCGAATGTTTTTTAAGCCATCAGCGAAAGCGCCAAGCGATGTTTGTTCTGTGAGCGCATCATTGAAACCTTTCACATCAGCAGCGGCAACTTTAAACAGACCATCAGCAAGTGACCTGAGTGGGTTCGTGACCCGCTCAAACAACTCACCAACAACTGGCAACTGTGAACCAAGGCTGATGAATGCGTCTAGCAGATCAGCGATGCCACCCACGATGCCAGCAACCGCGCCATCAACAATTAAGAACAGTCCATTCCATGCCACCCTGAATCCACGAACAGTCACATCAGCGATCTCAAGCAATGCCTCAAAGGCTGAGATTGAACCGATGATTGCGTTCTGCACGAGCGATCCAAAGCTTTGCTTGGAAACTGTCTCATTGAGGCTTATGAATGCTTTTGAGATTGAGTTGACCAGACCGATGACAGCGGGTGATCTTGTGATGGCTGTGCCAAAGGTCTCAAGCAACTCGCCATAGTTGTTGTTCAACTGAGTGACCGCGCCAGCAAAGGTTCTTGTTCTGCCTGATGCTGCACCCTGGAAACCCTCAAGCGCCTTGAGCGTGTTGGCAAACGATTCAGTGTCAGTGGTGCCTTTTCTGATCTCAATACCGTAGCGCCCGAACGCCTCAGTGTTTCCATTTGCCGCTTTTGCAATGAGCTTGGTGGCAGTTTGCAGATCGACATTGAGAACCGTGGCAAGATCGGCCGATGCTTGCGTTGCTACCTTGAGACCGTTGCCATCAAGGTTGGTGAGTGATGCAAGGAATGCAATGGACTGTTGTGCTGCATCGTCACTGAATGATGATGTTCTTTGAAGCTGTGTTGAAAATTCCTCAAGTGACTTTGAAAGCTGAGGTGTGAAAATGCCAGCGCGTGACAGCGCCTGGTTCATGTTGTTGAGTGCAACGTCAGCTTCACTTGCTGCGCTTACTGCCTCGCCAACTGTGTCCTTGAAAAATCTGAAAGCTGATGCAACGCCAGAGACAATGAGTTCCCCGGCCTTGAACGCAGCAAGACCGGCAAGGGTTCCCTTGAATGTTTCAAGTCCTTGCTGACCTAGTTTGAAACTGCCTTGTAGTGACTTACCAAATGACGCAAAAGATTTCTCAACATTCTTGAGGTCTTTTTCAAGTGGCTTGGTGTCCACGCCAATAGGAACTTCAATCTGATTCTCAGCCACGCTTTCCCCTCTTGGCTTGGGCCATCTGTTGTTCTTGCCTGTTCTTTTTGTCCTCAAGAATCAAAGACTCAATGAGGTCAAAGCACTCAATCAGCTTGGCAGGTTGGTCCATCAGCCCACCTGGAAATGGTAACAGTCCCCTCTCAAAATGCCTATAGCTTGAAATGAGTTCTTGATAAGCGCCATTCCACATGTTCGCAGGACAGCGATCCCAAAAATAGGTGCGCTTGTAGTGGAACACGTCAGCCGTCGCAGCAACCGAACAACCCATTCTTGAATCCCTTACCTGTTGAGTCAGGCGCTTGATGCACTTACTGCACTTGAGCTTTTCATCATGAATCACCATGAAGGTTGAAATCATGGTGGCCATCTCATCATGGTCCAGAATGCTCACCTGCTGAATACAGCCGAGCAACCAGTCCAACAGGTTTAGGATTTTTTTGAGAGGTCGATTTCCTTTCCATTCACCTTGAGCTTGTAGCCTTTGGTTTCTTTCAGAACACCAAGAGCGATGTTTGCCGTCTGCTCAAGCAATCCAGTCTGGGCAAGTGCGCTGACCAGTTCGGCCGCGCAATCATCAGTGAGGTTTCCGTTGGAGTCTTTGGTCAGTGAGTATTTTTCACCGTCAAATGTGTCGATGCCATCAATCTCTTTGACACAGTATTTCACCGTGAGGTGTGCCTGTCTTGTCAGGTCAGTTTGTTCCTTGCCGGCCACCACGCCGATGGTTGACATGATCTCAACTTTTTGACCCTGTGAGAGTGGCGAGATGGTTGCAGTAACGCCTTGGGCGCTGACCGAAACCTTGTCGGTTGTCCGTAGAATTTTCATGTGAATGTCCTCCTGAAACTATCATGCCCAAAAAGACCAAGTGACGCAAGCAGGGAGGTTCCACCTGCGCCACCTGACCCTGGTTTCACTTTTTAGATGAACGCCAGGAACACAGAATCACCGCCGTCTTTTCTGTAAGATTTGAACTCAAGAGAGTCAGTCAAAATTCCATCTGCATCAGCAATCTCAAGGTTTGTGATCTTTGATTGAGGAATCCAGAAAGCCACCACGTTTTGAATCTCGCCTGGGTTTGTCCCTGGGTTTGAAGCATAACCAAACACAGACACGTCATCATTGTCGTTGAACTTTGAGAACAGGTCCACGTTGTCATCCTGCATGTAGGGGTTGATTGACCCTGTGACTTGGAAACGTGTGAAGCGTGATCCCACTTTTCCGCTCGGCGCACAAGCTGACTGAATGTCTGTCTTGGTGTTCTCAAGCGAAAGGCTAAATTCAGGATACTGGACCTTGTCACCGTTCAGCCAAATGCAAGCTGACAAAGCAACCGGCGGTTGTGGTTCAGCCGAAAAGTCTGGTGAGTAGGTTGGTGTGTCAACAGAACGGCTGAGGTCAAGACCTTCACAAGTGAAGTTGAAACCAGGAATCTGGCCAGTGGTCCAGTTCTGCAACTCGCCGCTGATGGCGCGAACACCACGCGCTTGGTCCTCAATCTCGCCGCCCAAGTAAGTGGTCACTGAGAATGTTGGAGCGCCTTCTTCGTGATAGTACTTTGTGACCTTTTCGATCACAGCCGAGTTCGACACTGATTCAAGAGGAACCTGCAAAGTGATGGTTGCTGCACCTGGTGTTGTGTTCACTGATGCGATTGGGCGAACCTGCCAAGCACCAGTGACCTTGACCATGATCACGTCATTCTTGGCGTACTTTGACACATCAGCATCCTGAACGTGCAGGACAGAAAGGGTGTTCCCGCTTGCCTTGGTTGTTGATGGTGTAGCAATGACTTTCTTGCCGCCCAAGAGGGACTTATAAAGCACGTCAGACAAAGGTGCGCCACCAGCAACGGCACCAGCTTTGAACTCAACAGGAACGTCGCCAGACACGTTTGGCAAGCCTGGGCGCGATGCCTCAACCTCAACCGTGTCACTCAGGACGTTGCGCTCAATTTCCTCACGAGTGTATTGAAACCCGCCAAAGTCCTCAAGGACTTCAACAGCGTCAGCGGCGCTTGCCGGTGCAACATAGACACCCTCTGACGGTTCCTCTTTTAAGAACACACTGGTTCTGCCTTTCACTAATCCAAAATTGGCCATGAATCCCCCTTAAATAATTGCTGTTCGGTATTTCACCGTGAAGGTGATCACAAGCCCAACAGTGTTGTTTTCATTGTCGATTGCTGGTTCCGATATATCAACCACCGAAACCAAGAGAACTTGACCTGGATCAATGTCCAGGCGACGCAAGAATGTTGAGCGCCAGACCACCTCACCATCAGAGAACATGGTCATGATCTGTGTGTCCAGATCAGAGTCCTTTGTTCCTGCCTGACCTTTCCAGGTCCTCATCAACTCAACCTCAAACGACTGGTCAATGGTGATGGCGTTGTTGGTGCCAGACACGTTTGAACCGGCAACAGCGCGAACAGCAAAGACAGGTTTCTTAGTGGTGTTCTTAGTCATCTCCCACTGAAACTTGGCCTGCTCATAACCTGGCAACAATGTGGCAAGT